GACAAGGATCTCTGGATCCAAGGTATTGCTTTCTGTTGATCAAACGTACAATCCCACTCCAACTTCTTAACAACGTCATAAATGGCGTCACCAAGAGGCTTGAGTGCCAACTGATGAATCCGGTACGGAGATGCGATTGCTCGCATTTTAAGTCCCGGCTCCTGAAGGAAGTGAACTTCACCTCCATACAGATGTTTATCAGGTTTTACGTTTGTTCTTACGAGAGGACCATGTATGCCTTTGACTACAGGAGCATAAAGCTCATTGTACTCCCATGCAAACATGTAATTCTCCTCACCGGCAGCATATTGCATTTCTGCAAGAATGTTATCGGATTGGGGAACACGCTTATCACTATGAAATTGCGGAGCCCACTTTTCAGTGGATCCTACATATTCAAGTAATGAGTTTCCTCCTCGTCGGACTTGCTGATGGGGTATCAATCCCATCACGTGATGCGAGTAATTGTAATAAAACTCGATGGATAAACCATCGGGCTCATCACAATTTACGCCCATGAGAAACTTATCAAGCTGCGACTTTGTTGCGTCTTCATAAGTAAACATGGATGCAATGTTTAGGGCCTGAATTGCTGAATTGAACCGTTTCCGGGCCAATCCAACAGATTTAGTATCTAAACACCACTTCATCACTGAGCCAAAAACACCAAAGGGAAAACCACGTGAGTTCTTACGAACCCATTGTAGTTCACTCTGGAGTTCCGCCTTACGGCGAATAAGGTCGATCTTAAGACTTTTCAGTAGAGAGACCGTCCACTCTGGCCCGTTGTGTCTAACCCATTTAAATGTCAAATCCACAAGTGGATTTATCATCTGATGGGGTAGGTTAATGGCTACAAGGCGATGCCTAGCTCCTCTCTCTAACTCACCCACTCATCTTTCGATGGGTTTTGTGTCATAACTGCTCCTTTCGGATGTGGTTAATGGTTAGCAGAGGGCGGCGTGCCCACTGTCAAGAATGAGGGATCAAAAATGTACTATCAGTCCGATTTCCTAGGTTGTTCGAGAGGCTCAGCCTCCTTTAACAGCTGTAGAATACCTTCAAGGATGAATTGGGTTTGTTGTTTAAACAATACCTCTTTTCTTGCTTGAAGCAATGCAAACTCGACAAAGCCAGAGGCACTTTGAGGATTAGGCACAAAGCCATATTTCTCATAAGTTGCTATCAGGTCATGGTCGTGGCGCAAGCGATTAGGCAGTAACTGATCTAGTTGATAAGACAGATCATTTGCGGTCTCTAGTTTCTTAAGCGATTGCAGGAGTTTAGTAACTCGTTC